CAGATATGGACTATATTGAGGTAACGGATAGCGAGGACGACGACTCAACCTCCTCGGAGGACACCATATCCAATACGGTAGAACCGACCGAGGTTAAGGTCATACAATTAGGAGAGATAACGGACACTCGTACTCTGGATACATTATTCAAAGAAAATAGGGTAGAATCGTCTGTGGTTAAGGTCATACAATTAGGAGAGATAACGGACAGTCGTACTCTGGATACATTATTCAAAGAAAATACTGTAGAAGAACCCTTGGAGGAAGATGACGATGGTATTACGGTGGATATACACGATGGTTCAACGATAGATTATTCTAAAATGAAAATAAGTCAATTGAGACTTATTCTCGCAGATAAGGGTATCGTTCCAAAAGGCAAAAAGAAACTAGATTTAGTGAATGCTTTACAAGAAAATAATTTATAATATTTTGAATAATATATGTGTGACAAATGTCAAAATGGTTCAAACAATATACATATGAATTATCCTCCTATCATGGCGGATGGTCGTAATTTTACAGCATGGCAACCCGGTTCTAAACTTAGCGCAGATATACGTAAACAATCTAACCTTAAGACCAACTGGCAATATCGCCAATATATGCAAGATAACGCAGATAAAATCATAGCCTACAATCAACTTGCTTCATGTGACCAATGTGGTGCATGTCCAATGAAGTATGGTGTACAACCCAAACAGACCACCAACACCCCCGTCGTATTTTCCTCCATTGATGTGACACAAACGCTTGGTTATCCGAATAGCGATTTAAAAAGTCAATATTTATCTAAATACCAATTAGAACGTAGATTATATACACCTGTGTTAACACAAGAACAACTTTTACGTGACGGTTATAAAAACTATAATTGATTATAATATAAACGGATTACGATATGACATCGTATGATATTAAGTATAGATATTGGTATAAAAAATTTATCTATATGTCTTATTGCCTCTGATGGTAGTATTCGTGATTGGGATATCCTTGACCTCACGAATACTACGATTCATTCTTGTAACTATTGTATGAAACATAAACGTTGTACCAGTCGTGCCATTTATACCATTGCCGGTAAAATGTATTATTGTAATAGACATATTACAAAGTGTATTCCTTCTATCCGTATTGCACCGCCGGAATATTATAGTCTTTTAAAAAAACCATCTTTGATGAAAACAAAAAAACTGAATCATATGTTTGAGTTGAATGCATCGGTAGAAGAATTAACGAATCATATATATCAACATTGTGCCACCAAAGTAATTCAACCCGTTTCAGCAAATGACATGGATTTAATTAACATTGGAAAGACTTTAAGTACAATGTTAACCAACCGTTTAACGTGCATAAACGATATAGACACCGTATTGATTGAAAATCAAATTAGTACGATTGCAAGCAGAATGAAATGTGTTCAAGGAATGGTAGCCCAATTTTTTATTGAAAAAGCAATTTATAACATTTTATTTATATCTAGTATAAATAAACTAAAATTGTACGACGTTCCAAAAAAAACGTATAAAGAACGTAAAGCCTCGGGTATTCTTGTTGTGCTTGATTTATTGGAGAATTCCATAAATCATACATGGTTGTCTGTATTTCATACACATAAAAAAAAAGATGATTTAGCAGACTCTTATTTACAAGCGCTATGGTTCATTCATACAAAAACATAATTGCGTTTTACTCTACTTAAAATCATATCACTCTTTGTTAATATGCAAGCGGAAACAATTGTATTGAATGATACAGACATACATATACCGATTCAATCTAACTCTATTAATTTTGGTGGGGGTATTGAACTTTTAATGAATGAAAAACGCAGACCTGAGAAACATAATGACCTAATGGATATAAATATAAGTGATTTAAATGAGCTTGAAACGGAACTCAATGAACTTACAGAACCTACCGTATTCAAAGCATCTACAAAGTCGGATATGTTTAACTATATGTTGAAACAACCGGCACCTGTAGAGACTACGAATCTTCCAGAGAACCCAGAACCTTCCGTCGGTCGTTCTACCGCACAGTCTCATTTTGAAACCAATCCAAACGACTATTCCAAATTTAACATTGACCCGGATATTCCAGACGTGTCCGATAAATCACCCGAAGACATTCTCAGAGAGAAATTTACATTCTTAAATAAATTGGAAAATTTAGAACGCAAAGGAGTTCGTCTTACCAAAAAGTATAGCATGGATTCAAACTTGGACGAAATGAAAGGTGAGTATGAATCCATTATAGCTGAGAAAGAAAAGTCAAATAGTATGAAATTTCAAGGCAAAATGTTGATGGCCGCCATTACGGGTATAGAATTTTTAAATAATCGTATAGACCCATTTGACATTAAACTAGACGGATGGAGCGAACAAATCAATGAAAACATTGAGGATTATGATGATATATTTGCAGAATTACACGAAAAATACAATTCTAAAGTGAAACTAGCACCTGAATTAAAATTATTGTTTCAATTGGGAGGGTCCGCCATTATGGTTCATATGACGAATACGATGTTTAAATCCGCTTTACCCGGTATGGATGATATTATGAGACAAAATCCTGAACTCATGCAGCAATTTACACAGGCAGCTGTAAATTCAATGGGGGAACAGAGTCCAGGATTTGGTGGATTTATGAATAATATCATGAAAAATGACCCTAAATCAACGGAGAATGGTCCTCTACCTAACCCAATGAAAACACGTACGGATAAGAGTACCCGATATGCTGTAAATCCAAATCGTCCAGACCTTTCCGCCGCAAGAACACAAGATGGTTACGACATTCAGGATACATTTGAATCGGTACATGAGATCAGTGCACCGCGTTCCACAAACCAAGACCGTCCAAGACCTGAGATGAAAGGACCCAGTGACATTGACGACCTTTTATCTGGATTGAAACCTAAGACCTCCAAGTCTAACGAACCGACTGAACCTATGGTTATACCTGTAAAAGAGGGTAGTACCGTAAGTATTCAAGACCTCAGAGAATTACAATCGGCGAATATACCATCTCGTTCAAACCGTCGGAAAAAAAGTGAAAAAACCAGTATTAGTTTAGATTTTTAAGGTATTCCTTGAATTCAATATATATGTATACAGGATTTAAGATATCTATAGAAAATATAGAAGAGGTAGAGATGTCCGCAATTCCAGATTGAAGGAACGGTATACATTGATACGGTTGTAATTTTAACTCGCTTACGTTTACAGTAAATTTACGTTTCCCAACAAAAATATCGTAGGTTTCTTTTCCGAATAGGTCATGTATGGATAAAGAGTGATGAACGTGTAAAACATTCTCGTCGTCTTTGAATATACCGTTCGGTAAGATTGGTTCTATATTCACGACTACTTTACACGTTTCATTTAAAAATTCTACTTGTTCATGCCACAATGGAATATAATAGGTTTCTTCTTGAATCACTAAACTATATATGTCATGGTTCAATAAATTATCAAGGGTGGGTTGTAACGTAACCCGATAAGTATCCTCTCTACGTAATGGACTCTTACGATAATAATCTAATATAAGTTGTTGTAGTAAGGCATAGGATTCTTTATTTAATTGTAGTTTAAACTCTGTGATAAAATCCATGATATAACGTACACAGTTCTCTTCCTGTAGACCCATCCCAGTGTATAGATACTCCTTCATTTCAGATACATTAGGTTGTACGTAACGGGTTGGTTCGTTTATCCATTGTATTACACATGTATAGGCATCCTGTATTTCTATAAATGTTATTGTATCCATCCCTGTATCCTGTTTAAATTTATCTGGATGGTATTTACGAGCTTGACGAAAATAGGCCGCTTTGACCTCTTTTTCTGTTAAAGATTTACACCATTTTAATTCAAGTAAATTACACGCCTTTTGTATCTTCATGAATTGTATTTATTATATGAAATATAAATCGCTCTAAATGATAAATAGGACGATAATTATTATTGTAATAATACAAAAAACGATACGTTTGTATAAGCATAGGTGTAATTTGATGCGGTGTAACTATTTTTTGTACTATAACATTGGATAGAATATACCATATACAATCCATTACATTTAGATTGTATATTAGGATATCATACAATCGGTCTCGGATTTCGCTGTATTGAGGTGTTCGGATGCATTCTAGGATTTGGTCGCAAAGGGTAATATAAGGATGCATGATAGGATAAGGTACATGGTTACAATACTTTAATGTCGTAACGTCACTTGTGACGGACGTATTGCGTCGTACAATTGTATTATGGGATTTACTAGGACGCGGAATGGAAAGGACTCTACATCTATCCACAATTTTATCTGGAATAAAACTTATATGTTCCGTTAATAATATATATTTAATATTCACCTCGGTGTATGTTAATGTCTGCATATAACTATAAAATACTTCTAATAATTCATTATGTATGTCATGAAAATTTTTACATACGATTATACCCGTACGACAAGGTCTTGTTTGTAATATCTCCATAATATGTAGATATATCTCTCCCCATAATACTTTTGCATTACATCCTAATAATTCCATATCTACTTCAAAATGAATATCACTTATTTTCAAGGTATACGTACTGTTCCCAACGATATTCGTAATTCTACGTTCGTATTTTAAGTGAGACGGGGAATATTTGAGTATGGATTTTAACATTTGTGTATATTTACCAGAACCCTTTGGTCCATAAAAAATCAAACTTTGTAAAGATTTAATTTCTGGGGGGAAACGATTATATATAGTATTTAATTTTGGATGTAATGGATTATTCTTTTCTAATTGTATATATTCTTCAAAATGAGACATTGTATAACTCATACTAAGAAGAGCGAATTGTCTTTAATATAATCCTATAGTATGAACGATTTATCCAGAATTATAATATTTTCAATACTCCTTCTTTTCGCAAGTGGATTTTATTCATTTGCAAATTTTAGGGAAAATAAAGTAAATAGTAAATCAATATAATATCTCAAAAATTTTTAATTATACTTGCAATGGCGGTAGGGTTTGCAAGTATAGAATATTTGTTCAAGATACCAGGATTTATATTAATAAAAGATGTATTGAGTCCAGTACAAATACAAATGGTATGGTTATTTGGGACTTCTATCAGTGTTATATTATTTCAAACGTTTTACTTGAAACAAATCATACAACCACATTCTTACATATCTTTTGCTCTTATCTCTGTCATTTTAATAATTGAAATGTATAGCAAATGAATATAAATCAATAGGAGTTATATAGTTTATACAACATGAATGTTTATTTAGAATTAGAAGACATTCAACCAAGATATATCCATATATCTAATCCTGTAAAAAATACAGTACTAGATAATAGTATGTTTATGAGAATATCCTATAGTAATAATCTTTGTAGTATGAACTGTATGCATATTCATTTAAATTTGAATGCCGTGAGAGTATTCAAATATTTTAATAGATACACCTATGAATTTAATTATGAGGATAACCTGAACAATATTGAAACACTATCCAAACTAGAACATTATATATTAGATTCTTTAAATATAAATAACTTACAAAAAACAATACGACTCAAACCACAGTTTATTCACAATAAAATACACATACATACACAATCTTCATGTATATATCCAAATACACCATTACTTATTTTAAAGATATCCGGGATCTGGTTATCCTCTACCCATTATGGATTGACGTATAAATTTATACATGGACTTACCCATCCGTTGAAAAATATTTTAAAATAATATTCATTATAAGTATAACCATGCTATTCGTTATGGTCAATAAATAATTAACCGATAACAGTCTACGGTTGTAACTGTCCATAACTTCAGATGTTTTCATGGAATTCTGCATGTAATCGTAAGCTATCCATAATTGTAGGAGTATTAGAAAGAAAGATACATTGCTATACATTGAATATTCGGTGGCTACTTCTCCTTGATTAATATTTTTGAAATACTGTGCATTTAAAACGATTAACCATGTCAATAACCCAATCAATAATAAGGATGGTACGGATTGAGTAAATAAACTTTTTACAAAAGAGACTGAATTCGTTTTCAACGTATCCATTTTGTTTATAACGGCAAAGGATGAAAACATAATTCCTAACGTGGCCATCATAATCATGCCATAACTCCATAAAGAGGCAGAGGCGGGTCCAACGTTTATATTGGACGAGGTAGGTTGAATCATTTTTATTATAACTCCGGTGATAGCCATAAATATAATTAATGAAGTAGTATAGGATGCCATGAAGTCTATGCTATATTGTGATTATATTATTGCGAGGAATAAATAAATTATTATGATAGCCATATATATCATTAATAAAGTAGCATAGGATGACATGAAGTCTATGCTATATTGTGATTATATTATTGCGAGGAATAAATAAATTATTATGATAGCCATATATCATTAATAAAGCAATATAGGTTAACACGATTTATATGATATATTGCGAGGAATAATAAATTATTAGTATAATATAATAATAATGTTTAATGTAAATATGTCACATCCATTGATACCTAGAGAACAAACTTATTTGCTTTCTCGTAAGTTTGTTACTATACATTCGGAAGACAGAGATATTATTAAATACCCAGAGGCGAACACGTTTGATATAAAACTTCCGCAAATCATGGAAAACGTACAATCTATGCGTCTTGTATCCTATTCTTTTCCAGATAAGTTTTATACGTTTAGTTCAGAGTATCAAAATACAAAATTATCTTTTGTGATAAAGGTTGACACGTATTCCATTGAACCGCTTGGTTGCGATGAAATTATCACCATTGAAATTCAACCAGGTAACTATACCATTACACAATTAACAAACGAAATTCAAACCAAAATGAACGATTGTATTACGCAAAAATTAGGAGAACCTTACAATGAGATGAAAGTAACCTATGATCTCGTTGGACAACGCATAATGTTTGGAAACGTAAAACATCCCTTTATATTATTATTGAACCGTAAAGAATGTTATAAAGATGTATGTAAACAACCGAATATGTGGGAATTACCGGTTAAATGGGGGTTGGGGTATTATCTTGGGTTTGAACGAGCGACATATATATCCACATGTTTAGAAAAGAATGTTTCTTTTAATTATTTAGAAAATAATCCTATATGGTTGATGAATACAAATGGAAATGTCTATTTAACGATTGCTCCGTTTGCACCCGAGATTGAAGGAGAGTCTGTATTTTACATGGAAATAGAAAAATATAATTCAATGGATGAACTTAAACTGTATCCTCTTAATACAAACAGTAACGAAAACAATACCTATGCCGGATATGTTAATTCAGCCTTTGCTAAAATAAATGTGAATGAGTTTAGGTGGTCGTACGATACAACCAATTTACATTTACAAAACTTTACCTATTTTGATGTTCCGGAAGAAAAAATATCTAAACTTCAATTTAAATTTAGATACCATGATGGTAGACTTGTAAACTTTGCGAGATTGCCGTTTAATTTTACATTGGAATTCAATTGTCTAAAAAATGAGATTGGGAAATCCTATAAAATTCGTATGCCTGAATACTAGAATAAGGATTGAACCTATAACTCTATTATACCGACCTAATCCATATAATTAATTTATCTATAATATATATATGTCTAATGTCAAAATAACACATAATGCTGGATTTTTCTCTTGTTGTTCTGTAAAACTCCACCGTATCGTAGAGTTTATTAATTCAAATAAAAAGATACCTGATTTTGTAGATAGTTCTCAGCAATTTAAGTGGTATAAAAACGATAAGTCAAAAGATATAACATTTGATTTTTTTGAAAATTATAATAATATAACAGATGTTAATATAATACATCCTATAAATTATAACCATGGACACCAATTCAAAAACTATTCTAATTTAGATTATAATATACAACCGTTAATAAAAAAATATTTTTCTCCATCGGATGAAATAAAAGACACTATGAATCATATAGAAAAAAAGTATAATTTAAAATATGAAAATATATGTGTATTATTTTATCGCGGAAATGATAAAAATACAGAAACAAAAAAATGTGGTTATCACGAATATTTAAAATATGCAAACCAATTATTACAAGAAAACCCAAATATAACTTTTCTAATTCAAAGCGATGAAACTGAATTTATAGACTTTATGACGAATCTATTTCCAAATTCTTTCTATTTTAAAGACGAAATAAGGCACATGAAACATTGTAAGGATACCGTGGATAAAAAAATGAGTTCTCAAAATTATGAGTTTTCAAAAAAATACCTCGCTATAACTATTATAATGTCAAAGTGTAATTTTATAATTTGTGGAAGCGGTAATTGTGATATATGGATAATGTTATATAGAGGAAATAATAAAAATGTAATTCAAAATCTAAATGGAACTTGGTATAGTAGTCCGCAATTTTAATGTGTAAACTTGTTATTGTTAACCACTCTACAATATAGTGAATCACAAATTAACGTAGCGTTTAATTTTACATTGGAATTCAATTGTCTAAAAATGAGAAATCCTATAAAATTCGTATTCCTAAATAAGTGACCTCTAACCTCTCTTTTGCTTTCGTGATTTTAGTTTTTTTCGTTTCGTTTTTCGTTTCGTTTTTCGTTTCGTTTTTCGTCCACCTTTCTTTTTTCTTTTTTCAATTTCTATTAAAACTTGTTCTTTTTCAGCTTTTGTTAAATTTAGGTTTGGAATAATAATATCATCTATATCGTGAATGTATTCATATTCTTCTTCGTCTATTCTATTTAACGCGGTTTGAATGTTAAGTCTATTCATTTCAGGTTCACTCGCAACTCTTTCATCCTCTATATCCTCTAGGACGGCTGGAAAAATATCTTCTTTACTTTTACAATCTAACTCTGTCTTGCATAATGGACATGGTATGATTACCTTTTTACGAAACGAATATGGAGATTTAGCACTGTTACAATACCCAATTAAACATTCACTATGAATTTTATGTTCACATATGGTTTGTGACACGTCTGTACCATTGTATAGGTCATCCAAACATATCATACATTTCTCTTTTTCCATATATATATATATATATACAGATAATTTTCTCATTGAAACTAGGATGTCCAATAAAAAAATGTATTGCCTTGCTATTCTTGACAAATTATTAATAGGTTAAAAGTAAGCGTTGAAATGATTTGTGATTGAAGTATTTACCTGTATCACGATACACGTTTTTTTTAATATAGGATTTATCAAGAATATATAAATAAAAGTCCCTGGATGTAATGCCATAGTATGCGTTCAATCTCCCCATATATATTAAAGTTAACCTGCTATCTACCTTCAACATTTTTCGGTGATATTGAATTTGATGGACTACGGATTGATGTTTACGTGTTACAATCGGATCGCCATACGACATAATTTCATCCATAATCTCTTGAGGAAGGGTTATAACCATGGTTCTTTTATAATAATTCGGTTTATACAAATACTTTCAATTTTCTGAATAATCCAGTTACACGAGAGTTTTTTTATGTACGCGTGCCTCGTCAAATCAAAGCATGAATTGAAGTACCATATCTTTGAATGTCAAATAAAGGAAGGTGGACAGCATCGTTCGTCGCGTGTTTTAAGGGCGCACACCAATGGGTTGAAGTGATACCCTTTAAAAATGCATTCTTGCGTTTGTGTTGATTGTCTTCTGTATTATCTTTATGTTCTTTTGGCATGTATGAAACGTATTGTACGATTCTCTCTTCGGTGTTTCCAATGTCACCGCAATGGTTTTGATGGAACAATCTAGAGTCCCATATTACCAAGGACCCTTTTTTTACAGAAAGACTGGTTTGAACGAGAGGTTTACAATAATCTTCATGGATGATATTAAAGTTGCTGGTGCTTTTTAAATTATATTGTTGTACATACGCATCATATATTAAATGTGTGTTATCGCATACTTTCATTGTTTTATGTTCATTGTCTGTCAATGCAACGAATCCTTGATAACAACGAAAGGAGGTATCGGTTGGGGATTGATCGGTATGCATCCAGTAGTCTTCATAATGATCGGTTGGGGACATGTAGCACATACCATCAAAGGATACAATCAAGTCCTTTGTATTCCAAATGTGTTGAAAGATATTTATTACATTCGGACGCGTACGAATATACCATGCGTGTTCTTGATGTCCGGCATTGTGGGTTTGGATAATCCCATGGTTACCTACAGGTATAGAGTTTTTTTCTTTCCAGACACGAAACAATTGCGTTGCATGATGGACTTCTTCGGTTGACAATACGTCATCTATGACCACATAACCGTGTGTTTTTAAATAGTCCATACCATTGGTTATGAACAATTATTTATATCCTTTTACACCGAGGTGTTGAGAGATTCAAACAACACCATTTCTAACCGTTTATAATTTAAAGTACGTATGCTACCATGATTCAAAATATCACTTATACAAATATGCATTTCTTGAAAGGTATCCATCATAAACAAGGTTCTAAATAAATCTTTATAACTGGGGTCTTTCCCTAAAAACAATAACAAGTGGCTGACTATACTATCGTCTTGTTTCATACGGTCATATATCTTCGTAAAGTGTGAAACCGTTTTATCGTATAATGTATCTATTTTATTTGCAACCTCTTCCTCGTTCCATTCCATCATTTGGAATGCTTGTAACAATTGAATACGGTACAAGTCGTCGCTGTCTACTTGCTTATACGTACAAAGAAAGGATGCATCGTAGAGTTTATTCATTATCCTTCATTACAATCGTGTATTTAAACAATTACTTTAACTATTGTTGGATTGATCGCGTGTGAGTTGTCGTACGGGAATACCTCCTCGTATCCATCCATCGGCCGCAATGCCTTCAATCAAATTCGCAGGATTGTTAATGGTGGCTTGTAACGACGGTATCAACGGTGTATAATTGGAATGTGTTAATTCTGAACTTGGATTCACACTCTTTCTATTATTTGCTAATTCACCTTGTTGTAACTGTGATTCCGCCATGGCATCGTTCACACCACGACCAAGATAAGGTACCGTTATAAATGGACGTTGTAACAAACTTATTTTACATTTGTTACGTGACAAATCACTAAGGGTTAACGTTGAATTCTCATCAATATTACAACCACCTATACCAACGGTGTGACTACCCGTAAAATTAATGGCAGGTTGGGCGGTTGCAAAGTCAATGACATTGGTCATTGGACATTGTGGTTTATAATTCATTAACCGATAGTTTGCGGCGGCTGTATCTTGAATATTTTGCTGACTAAGGTCATCCATGGAATCCCCTATACGCGTGGTTGTGTTAAAAGTATACATGTATATATATTATATTTTAATTCTTTAATATTATTCAATTCAGAACCCTTATCAAGTACTCAACGGGAAGCCTATCAACCGTGGCCGCCAGCCACCACCACGTTGTCGTGACTTGACTTTGGACTTGCCTTTGGACTTGCGTTTGGACTTGCGCTTGGACTTGCGATTGGACTTGCCTTTGGACTTGCCTTTGGACTTGACTTTGGACTTGCGTTTGGACTGATTTAAGATAAATTGTACCATATCTTCGGTAGAACGATCTCCATCATATTGGGTCATATAGTCCCCGCTAATATAATATATAGTAGGAACACCTTTACCTTGAACATCTTGTCCGCTTTTATGGCGTACAAGACTAGATGTATCAATATTAGCATCTACTATATATATCTCCGTACCGGAGAGGGATGGATGTTGGTTTAATCCATTCCAAGACTCTTCCATTGCAATACAATGCCCACAGGTCGGTGAATAATACCTCAACAATACATCTTGTGTATCAAGAATACGATTCATTTCTTCCACATTTTCTGAATTCATCCGAACGAACATATATAATATATTAATATTATATATCATAGATGATTGAACCATTTAAACTATTCCTAGCGATAATTGTAATGTTATTAGGTTTATATTATTATACCGTAACTGGATATGAAAACTTTACGAACCAAGGTTCAATGCGTTGTCCTGACCTATTGATTCAAAAAGGAACAAAATTTTACTTGTATAATTCAAACTTAGCCAATGTACCTGGAGTGAATCCTGTAACCTTTGAGAACTTGGAGGAATATACTGAATTTATAGAATGGCAACGTAGTCAGGGCATACGTTGTCCTGTCTTGTACGTACAAGAGTCTTACGATGCACAAGGGAATAAGGTATATAAACCACACGCCTCTCCTACAAATATTCAAGGTGGATTAACGAATTATCCAATCGGGGCAGCGCCCCTCACAAAATTAGTGGATGCCTCTCGTTCCAATTCGGATAGTGTATATAATAAAAATAGTTACCCAGGGTTTGACGGACAAGACCAAACCATCGGTACGAATACTCCTTTAGACCTAATGTATCATAATACTTCCTCCGTTAGTCCAAACCCAATGGACGCAAACTGGGGAGGTCAGTCCTATACAAAAAAATTAGTAGATTCAGGTTATTATGCAGAGGATTATGTCACTAAACCCACAACCGAGACGAGTTAACAAGAACAATTCGTTCCCTTTACTAATTTCAGTTTACAACATTTCATAACCAATACATACCGTTTCTTTGCACAACATTCATCCTTAAAGCAACGTTTCATATGTGTCCATCCATTTCCTGGAATGAAATCATTCAAACCATTCATTTCAGGGTAACGTTGATACAATCGGTGTATCGCTTGTTCTTTCATTTTAGCTTCTATCATAATGTCAATATCAACCTTGTACCGTTTAGGTATATCTAATAAATACGTAGGGATTTCTTTAATAAAATCACTATGATGACCGACGCGTCCTTTTCCTTGCTCACTGACATGAAATTTGGGTTTTAGATTCCGTTTTTTCCAAGACAATAATATGTCTGGTATGTAATATTCGGGTGGATAGAATGTCTCATTGGGATGCAAATCACAATAACAATTATAGTGATGTGTATCAAATACAACGGGTATATTGATTCTCTTTGAAATTTCAAGACAATCCTTTATAGAAAAACATTTCTCACAATTTTCCAAGACAAGATATTTACGAACAAGTTCAGGCAATTGATAATATTGTTCGCACCAACGAAGTATTGTTGCGGATTTATCTTTATATATTCCTCCACCATGAACCACGATTACAGGACTTAATCCATCTAATCCACATAATTCAAGCACTTCGGCGTGATACGTTAAGTCTGCACAAGTTTGTAAAAACGTGGCTGGATTTGGAGTACCAACCACATTGTATTGTCCGGGATGAAATGTAATACGTTGTTGGTAGGTATGTGCCTTTTCGCCAATTTGTTTTAATAGCGTATGCGCAAACTCAAATGTATAGTTACATACTTTTGGATTGGACTTGTGTGGAAACAATTCACTACTCAACCGAAACACTTTGATTCCGTTTTGTTCGTTCCAATCCATCATGGTAAGTACATCTTTTAAATTTTGAATGATTTTATCTTTTAATACATCTATACCTTTTTCTTCAATGGAACGCATAATCATTTTTCTCGATGCGAAAATGGGAGGTTTGAATGACCTCAAGGTTGTGTTTAAACAACACAATCCAAGTTGAATCGGTTTAGAGGTACTCATTCTTTCATGTGTATAACGAAAGTATTGTGCTATAAGTATTTCAATTTTATAAACAATATGCTATATGACCCCTTCATAATCTACGGGTGCTGCGTTTTGTAAGTCATCCAGTACGGGCTTAAATGTAAAGTTTTGATTCCCCGTTTGTACAATGGGAGCCATACTCGCAACCACTTCTTCTTCTAACGTTTTTGAATAGTCCTTATATTGGTCAAGCATTTGCATTTTAATTTCCTCTGCTTTATTTTCTTGGTAAATGTAAGCATTTCCAGATGCGACGGAGGCACGCTGAAGTAGGGTATATCCTGCTAATAACGCAAGAACGCCTGCCAAGATACCCGCGGCTGGAAACATTATAAGCGCAAGAACATACACTATAATTTGACCGATAGACGTATCTATCCAAGAGGCAACGGTTTTAGGTAATGAAATGTCGAATAAAATATATATAATACATATTATACTAATTACAACCGAATGCTTGGATTCATAGGTTTGTATAGACTTTATTAACTTCATATATTATGTAATAATATTTTTTTAATATAAAAATTGATTTGATCCACATTTTATAGTATTGAGTTAAAATGTCCGTTTCAGATCTACCCTCCAAATATTTGGGCAAGATGGGATATACAATCTATAAAGATGGATTAACTCCCAAAGAGTATAAACTTATAAAGGACCATTTAACCGTTTCCCCTTATATTCCAAAGTCACCCGTTCAACCTGAAAAATACAGAATCTATTTAGAAAGTCAACGTAAATATTATTTACCAAGATACTTTGGGATTCAACATTTTGGAGAACCCGATGCCTACTGTATTCCCAAAGGGGATCCAATCCAATTGGAGTTTGTAGGTAGTCTTCGTACCAATCAATTACCCATCGTAGATGCCTTTTTATCCAAAGTAAATGACCGAACGGGTGGCGGGGGATTGTTAGATGTACCATGCGGATGGGGAAAAACGGCCATGGCTTTATATATATGTAGTCAGTTACAGGTAAAGACCTTGGTGATTGTACATAAAAGTTTTTTGGTAAATCAATGGATAGAACGTATAGAAGAGTTCCTACCGTCGGCACGTATCGGTAAAATACAAGGAAAAGAGATGGATATCCAAAACAAAGACATTGTCATTGGAATGTTACAATCTTTATCGGTTAAACATTATTCCGAAGATACGTTTTCTTGCTTTGGACTCACCATCGTAGACGAATGTCATCATATCTCATCCGAAGTATTCAGTCAATCTTTAACAAGAATTGTTACTAAATATACACTTGGACTTAGCGCAACCATGACGCGTAAAGATGGATTGACTCCTGTATTCAAAATGTTTTTAGGGGATGTAGTATATGCCGTGAAACGAATGACGGACGATACCGTTTTAGTAAAGACGATACTATATGATTCCAAAGACGATGAATTTAAAGAAACTATATACGACCATAGAGGTAACCCTCAATATAGCACGATGATTACAAAAATATGCGTGTATAATGAAAGAAGTGAGTTTATATTACAGGTGTTACAACATGAATTAACGGATACGAAAGAACAACAAATCATGATTCTTGCACAAAACAAAAGTATTTTAACGTATCTATACGATGCGATTGTACATCGTAAACTAGGAAGCGTTGGTTATTATATAGGTGGCATGAAAGAGTCCCAATTAAAAGAGAGCGAAACCAAACAAATCGTGATTGCGACGTATGCAATGGCATCGGAAGGGTTGGATATCAAAACCTTGACGACGCTGTTATTTGCGACGCCACGCACGGATATTACACAAGCCGTTGGACGTATATTACGCGTGAAACATAATCGTCCATTGATCGTGGATATATTAGATACCCACGATGTATTCAAACGTCAATATAAAAAAAGATTGGCTTACTATAAAAAAAATAAATATACAGTAAGGGTAAGTGATAATACACGATATTTTACAGATACATGGGATGCCCCGTCTGTGACGAAATCCACGAAATGTATGATATCTATTTAACATTTCCAACGGTTTCCACAACTTACACACGTCACAAATGTAGTCATGGGTTCATCTGCCGAACGCGTCTGTAGTTGATAATAACTACAATTATTGGATTTACATTTACGACATACAAACATGTCTGTATTACCATTATGAGGGGCATATAAAGTTTCATCTTTTATTTTTTTAAATTCAATCAATTGTTTCCATTTTTCAGGTAAAAACTCTTGATGGGTCATATGACTAATTTGCATGGGGGTATATTCACCCGTTTCAATGCGTTCACGAAACGACGTATTTTGAAGGTTTCTATAGATGGTTCTAAACCGGTCAATATAGATTTGAACAAAATACGAATTTTCCCATTTTTTTACAATGTAATTGTCAAGGCATACTCGTATCGTGTAATTTAAAATACCCTTTTCAATATTTACGCTATAGATCGACGTTGACATTAACGAAGCAATCACTTTTTGGATTTTAATACGAAATTCTGTAGGGTCCTTAATGTGTATCATCTTATAACATAATGCGTGTTTACTTTATATAGTTTCAATTTCTTCAATATTCATCATATTCTTCTTCTTGAAGTTCCGAACCATCTCCATGGAGTGCTTCCATAAATTCAGGGTATTCTTCCTCGTTTAAATCCTCTTCGGGTATCGTTGGATTTTCTTCTTGAGTAGATTCATTCTCTTCCAACTCTTCGTGTTCATCCTCCTCATAATGTATATTATCATAATGGATTGGAAATGTAACCGTTGTGTTGTCTTGTGAATCCTCATGGATTGAACCATCCTCTAATAAATTCTCGTAAATTTGTGTCCACTCGTTCAAGGATAAATTTCCAAATGTACCATCACTTTGTACTGAAATCAACACCATTGAACCGTAATATACTTTAGTTTCTAGAGGAGCAGGTAGTTCATATTTATTGTCTTGTCCAGATTTAACGGTATCACACGACCATAATTCTACGGTATCTACATCCATCGTATGGATATACCATACATGTCTACGATGAAAACCATTTGAATTACGCAATCCACATTTTTTATAAATTGTATCTTGTGTAAGATGTTTAACATTTTGTTGTTTCGTAATACCATTTTTATCAATGACTATTATGGTAACAGACATGACTAACACAATATACTCCAAATGGTTTAAATAGGTTATAAATATAATAATTATGTCAAAATATATATATCCAGATATTTCTCAAACTAAAATCAAGGATATAGTGAAACAACCTCAATTCTGTTTATCCTCAACCACAAACGAGACCAAATTGTATAGTCAGGACGGTATATACATCATATCCAACGATAGGATTTGTAAGTTGCAACTAGAACTTGAGAATGTGAATGTACAATCTCTACAAAATATAAAACTCGTTATCACAGATTCTACTATAAAAAATACACCGGTATATTCACAATTGCCACATGATTATATCGTACAACATAGTACAATCAAAAAGTATATTTCAAATCAGTATAAATCATTTATAATCGTCATGATATACGGTGAAGATGAATTAATGGATTATTATATAGAAACGAATGAAACTAACGACAATTACGTTTCATTACTCTCGTTATTAACTGATATATAATATAATGATTGGAATTATATTATGGAATAGTATTCTTTCTATATTTTTAATTGTGATCATGCACCAATTATATGTGTATTGTATAGATACGTTGACCGTTCCAAAAACAAGAGATTTGGTATATAAACCTACGAAACGATATAATGATATCATGACCTTACCAAAACCCAAAGTTGACACTTTACAAGACAGTATGCAAACCGAACTACGTGATTTTTTAAATCAAATCAAAAAAAATACATGAATGGTTTGAAGGTTAAAGAGAAATATATTATATATATCATCGTAAATGTCCATAGATACCTTAAATGACAGATTACCTCGTGTTAATGTATCCTATGGACATGTACTAGATAAACCATACACTGCAGATATGTATCAACTCGTTCCAAAAGGCATTTCTTGTCTATTGTGGTATACTTATTGTAAAGGAATGAATGTATGTTATCTATTATATCTGGCACAAAATAATAAAAGTATACATAAGGTTGAGAAGGTAATCACCTCGTTTAATTCAGAATTATGTTATGGACAAGGCACGTTATTAAGTGGAGTATTCTTTCATTATAATAACCTACAAGTGTTTACGATTATGGATATACATGTATTTAAAGGGTGGATGATTTCAGACAAGACGTTTATAGACAAATTTAAATACATTACATGCTTGTTGGCAAATCATACACGTGCAAATGGTTATGTTACTTCACAATTGATTGTAGCCAGTGCGATAGTATTGCCTTCGTATGAAGAAGCTTTGATGCTTTCAGACCGTTTACCTTATCCTATATATTGCATTACATTGATGGATGGAAAAGATACAAAGGTTAAGGGTAAATATATATATAGTAATTCGGTCCGATTTAGGATTAAACCAGATATCCAATGTGATATCTATTATTTACATACATTGGAAAATATATATGGTATTGCATTAATACCAGACTACAAGACAAGTGTCATGATGAACGGATTCTTTCGTAATGTAAAAGAAAACAATAATTTAGATTTAATTGAAGAAAGCGATGAAGAATGCGTGGATCCTATACCTTTGACTACATCCATTGTAATGGAATGTATATATGACCGAAATTTTAAACGATGGAAACCATTACGAAAATATAAAGGTACCCTCCCGCTTACAACCATACAAGAGATACATCGCCTAGAAAAAATATAGCATTATAATATATGATTAATCCAATGGTATATTCTAATCCACACAATGTGACCGGTATGTATAGTGCCGGTAAATTAACTACGAATTCTTCTCCCAATTATAGCCAATATCCAAACCTATTACCATCTACAAACATGTATATAGCCGGTGCTAAAAAGATTAAGCGTCGCCAATCATTTCGTTCACGACGAAATAAATCCAATAAATCCAAAAGTCGCAAAAAAATCCATAAAATGAAAAAAAATAAAAAATATTTTGCAGGAGGTAATACACCCATTGCATTTGGATATGGTATGGATGGTTCCTCGTTATCCAGTACAGAGTCTATGTTAGCGAATCCTATACCCTATAAACCGTATTTTGCGTGCAATAAAGTATGATTGGTTTAAAGGATTTCCAAGTCTGTGATTTTCCAATATTCGCTACCACCGTTGGGTATAGGTCTACGTATTATGAATGGAATCTTTTTTTCGTTTAATTCCATCAAAGCGATGGTATAACTTGAAATGACATTAGGAGGTACTTGAATGAACGATTCCGCCCCTTCGTCCAATTGTTTGGAACGAATCCCTAGTATTTTAGTCTTTTCAAATTTAGTAAGGATAGATGTAGTATTATGAAGCGGGTCTATAACATCTCCATACTGATTTCGGGTTATCACAGACAATGCGCTGATTTCTTCATCATTATGCATTTTGGTTTCTGGATGATATAAACTAATGTAGTCTGTAATGACCTCTCTATCAAATTTTTGAAGGGTTTCTTCTTCACTGTCCGACGATTCTTCCGATGAATCTGGAAAGCCTGCAACGGAATGGTTCGTTGTACTTAATTCTACGGAAGGCTCTTCTTCTTCTAGTTGGTCCTCGCTATCTTCCGTCGTGTCATCTTCTATCGTTATATCTTCTTCTTCACTTTCACTCATCTTATAATTATAATATAAGATAATAAGTTTATATCAATTTTTTATTTATTGGTCGTTGGTTTTCCAAGTTGTATCACAATGGGCGCACATATATACATATTTTATATTTACAGGATCATATCGTAAATAAATAATATCACTTTGACTGGTTGAACCTTTACACGTTTGGTTAGGACATTTAATTGTTTTGATATGGGGTAAAGTGGGGTCAAATTTAGTATACTCATTTACTACATGAGTATATTTTTCATCCATACGTTTGATTTGTGTGTTCAAAATACATACATTTTTAGTATCAAACTCATTGGTTTCATGACCACAATGCCTGCAATAATAAATTAAATTATTTTGTAAGTCGTCTTTAAGTTTAAGATAATACAGATTGTCGCATTTGACACAAAAGTTCATTATAGTAGTACTATAGATGTTATTCTTAATATCCTTTCAATTTTTCTTGGTTAAAGTGTCATAGGTTTGATGCATTTTTTGTTCAAGTGCATCATAACTGATTTTACACGTTAATTTGTATATGCATGTACATATAACAGGCTCTGAAATGGATATAGTTTCACGTAGTTTTTTTGAATTTTTGTTAAGAATCTTCAATTTAGTATTAAAATGATTTATAAAGTCTTGTCTTGCAATCTGAATCAACGGATTAAACTCTTTAAGATAAGTTTCTTGGGTTATCACGTCCAACATTGAAAGCGATATATTTTTATATTCAATGATAAATGTATATAATTCTTTTTCCTCGTGTAATTTACGTATACCAGGTTCATGTGAGAGGGGGTCCTCGGTTAAAATACTACGTAACGTGACAAGGATACTTGAAAGGGTTTGACAGGCGGTCCATGGTTCTCCATTCCATGTGTTGAGTATAGAGAGGCATACCTTTCCATTTTTATACATGTTTGGATGCATTCGTGTAAATCCATCGTTGGTGCAAAATGTAAATACAGGCGGAGAATGTGGATAATCATATGAAAATTCAATTTTAAATAAATAATAACCGCCTTCATACGGAGTATGTTCGGGTCCAATTATCATGGCATACCCTTTTAGCATTGAGGTATCGTCATGACTATAATATATTCCATCGGTTGGGTCACGTTTTAATTGTTGTATATCCTTTACAATTCGTTTGGCAGTATCTTTTGTTACGATCGTCGTCATTATAAATTATATAATCTTATGTTTATATTAAAACTATTTTTTTTATATATTATCGTAAAAATTGAGATAAATATATAGACACAATAGTATACAATAACCATGACATCCAAACAGATGTCTACTTTGGATACATTTCTTAAATCGCATCCTACTAGTAAGGAGTGTCCGTTTACTCATACTAGAATTGGGGATGAGACGCTGAAAATTTACGGAGGGTCCTATTCCATAGATGACAAATATTATGATACCTTTTTAGACGAATATTTCAAAAAGGTATTTGTAGATGGAAAACACGAATATATGACGGAGAAACAATTGGTAGAGAATGGACCACTACTCGTGGATATTGATATTCATTATGAACCCTCTGTTACCCAACGACTACATAATGAGGATTATATCATGGATTTAATTGCAATCTATTTAGATAAAATGAATAAATATATAACGGCAGTCAACGATACCGTTATAAATATTTTCGTATTGGAAAAAAAAAATGTTACCAAACTTGCGGATAAAACAAAGGACGGTATTCATATCATTTTCGGGTTACAAGTACATAAGGCGGTTCAAGTCATGATACGTGAAGACGTTGTAAAAGAAATTTCAAACGTCTGGGATGATTTGCCCATTGTAAATACTTGGGAACAAGTGATAGATGAAGGAGTTACAAAAGGACATGTGAACTGGCAAATGTACGGCTCAAGAAAACCAGGTAAAGAATCTTATTTGATTAGTAATCATTATACCTGTACTTATAAAAATAACGAATGGAGCAATCCGACCTTGCATAAAGACTTTGATACGCGTAAATACATCAAACAGATGTGTGCCCGTTATACGGGAAATCCAAGTACAGTTGTAAAAGAAGAGGTTATGGAATTATTTGAAAAAGCTAAATCCAATTTAATACATCGTACGATACGCAAGGTCGTGTCAAAAATAGACGTGAATGTAAAAAATATCCTACATACAGGTCAATTTTATATGATTAAAGATGAAAAAACATTGGACGCTATTTTAGAATATGTATTAGAATCCAGTAGAGCCGATTATAAACTACGAGAAACCCATGAATATACCATGGCCTTGCCTATTAGTTATTATGGTTCAGGAAGTTATGATAAATGGATACGTGTAGGTTGGGCGCTCGCAAACACGCATCCTCATTTATTCCTGTCATGGTTAAAAATGTCTTGTCAACCAGAGGGTAGGCATACCTTATCGTTTGGAGGTAAATTTGATTGGACGCGTTCGGTAGAAGACATGTATAATTTATGGACAGGATTTGATTGTGCCGGAACAGATGGATTGTCCCATCGGTCCATCATGTATTGGTGTAAGCAAGATGCTTATCCAAAATATAAAGATATTGTAAAATCAACTTTAGATTATTATATTGATAGGACGGTGTATGGTATTCCAACCTCATCGGACAATTATGGAACGATTGTAAAAGAACCAGCAACGGAGGTTGATTTGGCAAATGTGTTATATAACATTTTTAAGGATAAATATGTATGTGAAAGCATTAAACATAAACGATGGTATGAATACGTAAATCATAGATGGGTTGAGATTGATTCTGGAAGTACACTTCGTATAGGTATATCCAAAGAAATGTATCAAGAATATGTGATTCGTATCATGGAAATGACCAATAAAATACAAACGATGGAACAAAATGATAGTGGTTATGAATCGGCGCGTAAAAAAACTTTTAAATTAACAGAAATTGCCATGATGTTAAAGAAAACCAAATCAAAAGATAACATTATGAGGGAGGCGTGTGAAATATTTTATGATAAATATTTCTTAAATAAATTGGATACAAACCAATATTTACTATGTTTCAACAACGGGGTCATTGATTTCAAAGAAAATCGGTTTCGTCGTGGACAACCGGACGATTATATTTCATATTGTACCAATATAGATTATATTACCATGAAAGAGACCGATCAAAGCATTGTATCTAGAATTCATACGTTTATGGAAGAACTATTTCCAAACCATGAACTGAAATGTTACATGTGGGAGCATCTTGCCTCTACCTTGATTGGAACGTTGGATAATCAAACGTTTAACATATATACAGGGTCAGGACGAAACGGCAAATCGTGTCTTGTGGATTTAATGTCCAAAGTATTAGGCGATTATAAAGGAACGGTTCCACATACATTGATTACTCAAAAACGTACAAGTATTGGAAGTACCTCCTCCGAAGTAGTTGCGCTAAGAGGAAAACGATATGCGGTCATGCAAGAACCTTCCAAAGGCGACCGTATTAATGAAGGCGTCATGAAAGAGCTTACTGGAGGTGACCCTATTCAAGGTAGAGCATTGTTTAAAGACGTCGTTACCTTTATTCCTCAATTTAAATTAGTGGTCACCACCAACGTGTTATTTGATATTAAAAGCAACGATGATGGTACATGGCGCAGAATACGCGTATGTGACTTTAAATCCAAGTTTTTGGATACACCTTATCAAGATGAATTGCACTTTCCAAAAGAACAATACCCGTTTCAATTCAAATTAGATAAAAAGTTAAATGAATGTTTTGATACATGGGCCCCTATATTTGCAACGTTGCTTGTAGACATTGCCTTTCGTACCAAAGGCAACGTACAAGATTGTGCCATTGTAATGACCAGTAGCAATGAATATCGTGAAGGACAAGATTATTTGGCAGAATTTGCAAAAGACAAAATTACCAGAAGTAATGGTAATAGAATACAAAAACAAGAATTAAATGAAACGTTTCGTGAATGGTATAAAATTAATTATGGGAATGGAGCTACCCCTCACGGCAAAGAACTTCACGAGTATATGGATAGACGATATGGCAGATATCGCCCCGGTGGGTGGTGTGATGTAAAAATTATATACGATGAAAAGGATTTAATTGAGGTAAGTGAACCCTAGTTGGAAATATGATTATGTTATATATGAGTTTAAATACAATCTATTTTTTTATACATATGGAAGGTGAAACAATTGGAATTGATTTAGGAACAACTTACTCGTGTGTAGGCGTATGGCAAAACGATAGAGTGGAAATCATTGCAAACGATCAAGGGAATCGCACAACGCCGTCTTATGTTGCGTTTACTGAAACGGAACGCCTTGTTGGTGATGCTGCTAAAAATCAAGTCTCTATGAATCCAACCAATACCATTTTTGATGCAAAACGATTGATTGGACGCACTATGAATGATACGAGTGTACTACAAGATATGAAACATTGGCCGTTTCAAGTTGTACCTGGTAAAACCAATCAACCTACCATACAAGTGACGTATAAACATGAAGTCAAAGTATTTTCACCCGAAGAGATTTCTTCTATGATTTTAATTAAAATGAAAGAAATCGCAGAAGCATATCTAGGAAAAGAAGTCAAACATGCGGTTATAACCGTACCTGCTTATTTTACAGATAGTCAAAGACAATCCACGAAAGATGCCGGTATGATTGCGGGATTAAACGTGCTTCGTATTATCAACGAACCCACGGCAGCGGCATTGGCCTATGGATTGGATAAAAAAGAAGAACAAAATGTATTGATTTTTGATTTAGGAGGTGGTACATTTGACGTGAGTGTATTATCTATAGATGAAGGTATGTTTGAGGTAAAGGCCACTGCAGGAGATACTCATTTAGGGGGTGAAGATTTTGATAACCGTATGGTTGATTTCTGTCTTCAAGATATAAAACGTACTTACAAAAAGGAACTAACCAACCATCCGCGCGCATTACGACGTCTTAGAACCGCATGTGAACGAGCGAAACGTACTTTGTCTTCTTCGGTAATTGCGACGATTGAAATAGATTCGTTGATAGATGGTTTGGATTACACTACAACCATTAGTCGTGCGAAATTTGAAGATATGAATATGGATTATTTTCGTAAATGTATGGAACCTGTTGAAAAGGTCATTCGTGATAGCAAATTGTCTAAATCTCAAATACACGAAGTAGTATTGGTAGGTGGTTCAACTCGTATTCCAAAAGTCCAACAATTATTGTCGGACTTTTTTGGTGGAAAGGAATTATGTCGTAGTATAAATCCAGACGAGGCCGTTGCTTATGGAGCGACCGTTCAAGCGGCAATCTTAAGCGGACATCAAAACTCGGAAGCATTGAAAGATTTATTATTGATTGATGTTACACCATTGTCGTTAGGATTAGAAACTTCGGGCGGCGTCATGACCAATATAATTCATCGTAATACAACTGTACCGGTTAAAAAAACTCAAGTGTTCTCAACGTATCAAGACAATCAACCCGGTGTAAATATTCAAGTATTTGAAGGAGAACGTGCTAAAACAAAAGATAATAATAAATTAGGGGAATTTGTATTGGAAGGTATTCCACCCATGCCTAGAGGACAACCACAAATAGAAGTATCCTTTGAAGTGGACGCAAACGGAATTCTTAAGGTAAGCGCCAAAGAGACCACGACTGGAAAAGAAATGCAAATTGAAATCAAAAACGACAAGGGACGTTTAACCGATGACGATATTGAGAGAATGGTTCAAGAGGCAGAGAAATATAAATCGGAAGATTCAGAATTTAAATTAAATTTAAATTCAAAACATGACTATGAACAATCTTTGTTTCAATTAAAAACATCCATTGAATCTTCTTCTACACCAAACAAAGAGAAAGACATGGCTATAATACAAGAACATATGGAATGGTTGAACACGCATCCAGAAGAGAATGCCTCGGTCTATAAAGAGAGACAAACACAACTACAGTCACGGATAAACAATACAATGCCTTCCGTTATTCCTGAAGAAACCGAAGATACGTCCATCACTGATATTGATTAAGGTATTCCTTTGAAAAAAGGGTTAATATTTTGTCTATATTTTTGTGATTCTCATATACAAACCATTTTTTATTATAACTATCCCAACTACCTCCTAACTGTTTTATTTCCTCCTTTTGAACAAAAGGAACTCTTACATAGATTTTTGTTTTAACCGATGTACAATGTTCTAAACCAACTGCTAAATTTGCTAATTTATCTGCATTGTCATTGCCAACCGAATGAATATCTGTATGATTGGTATGTGCTTTTATATGTCTAAATTGGATATTTAATTTACCCTTATACAATTCATATGCGGTTTTAACCAACTCTTTATTTGGTATATCTACATTCCAATATTTCTTATGGCATTTTTCACCATAAGAAGAAACACACCTTAAGGCATATTCGGAATCGCTTACAATTTCTATTTTTTTACCATGTATAATATCATTTTCTATAATAGAATAAACTTCAATAATAGCAGTCAATTCTGCTATATTGTTTGTTTGTTTTCCTTTTATTTTTTTTGAAACATTACGAGGATCGTTTATACCGAAAAATATACCTAATCCTGCAACGGCATCATCTTTTCCATTCCTAGAACAAGCGCCATCGGTATAAACACAATAATCCGGAATAAAAACAACCGCGTCATTGGTTTGTTTGGATTGAACCGTATCAAAAAACGAGGTTATTTTGTTCGCATTATGCGGCATTGTAGTATTATAAGTATACACATTTATATTTATTTTAAATAAATATAAAAAGGTCTAAAGAATAGGATTTATCTTCGTCCAAACGAGCGATTACGACGTTTAGATTGATTTCTAGACATATTTTTACCAACCATTCGTTGCAAACCAATCATTCCAAAAGGAACGGACGCTTGGGCTAACACGTCCATGCTGCCTCCTCTCTTACGTTTCGTTTTTCGTTTTTTACCACCCATCAAACCCATCATATTTCCGAAGGATGTCCCTCCTTTACGTCGTTTACGTCGTTTACCGCCTGTGGTTGTAGATGGAGTGCTGGATAACCCCATTTTATTACTTAAATCCGTCAAATACGAAGCCATACTATATACTATATAAAGATAATAATTTAGAAGAGTTTAATTTTTACGCAACAGTAATATAAATATTCCTAAATGTAAAATAAAACTTATCACTACAACTATAAGAGAAATATAAATATATGGATAGATGTCTATCAAGATTATATCTATCAATGGTTTCATTACGTTTTTTAATTCTGTACGAACATCCTCTCGTTTCAGTACATCTATACACGACTTTGTAAATCTATTTTCCATACCTTCTAAATCTAAACAAATATTTATGTAATACTTTAATTATTTTTATAGGATGAACCATTAAATGACTACATATAAAATAAATTCGGCATTTCCATTCCATGCACTAAAGTTAAATCCTCCTTATTTACACAACGAACGGTATCTATTCAAATTACAGGTTAACCATGCGCCGGTATATGTACAATTTCCAATCGCATTTAGCACACAAGGCATTCGTATTATAAAACAAAAACATTTTTTAGATTTAAAATATGATACAACAAACATGACGACTATCCAACCTTGGATGGACCTTCTTCAATCTAGATGTATTGAGTTAATCCATGAGCAAAATATAAATTTTTTCTCTAAAGAACTCTCTAAAACCGATTTAATGAGGATGATGACACCGATGGCACGTCCTTCTACCGATAACGATACTCTTATACGAGTTTCGTTGGACATGGCGCATACGGGTGATTTATCCTGTATAATATACGATGAACATAAGAATATAATTCAAGATTATCGTACCATTACGAGTGAACATTCTTTTATTCCCTTATTGTTACTCGAAGGATTTACCATAACGCCTACAAGTTTTACCATAAATATTAAGGTAATCCAAATGATGGTATATGAACCAGTTTCTAAAGATATCGTCTTTTTAATAGATACGAATGAACCTACCCGTTCGGATAGTATAGATGAAACATTTAGTGATAGTGACATTTCCGTAGAAGATGACCAAAATATATTAAATGAAATATCCCTTTCTATTTCCGACCCTAATGTTTTGATACTAAAGAAAGTAACGGATGTATATTATGAACGATATAAAGAAGCACTTATGGTTGCACGTAAATTAAAAAAAGAAGCAATGGACGCACACTTGAACGCAATCCAGATTAAGACATCCTATGAATTGGAAGATATAGAATTATCCGACCATGAAGAATAATGTAATTGTTATATATTTTTTTCTCGTATCCTT